GTCTTTGTGTTCGCGAGGTACTTCCGCTTCCGGTTGCGAGACTGCGAACCGCCTACGCGGATCTGCGAAGATCCGTCGGCGGTCGAGTAGACGTTGCTTTCCGCACCAATCCCCGTTCGGGGGTGGTTGGTCGCAACGCCTGCAACCTTGATGGAAATAGGATCAGGGAGCATTAGAGCCCTCCTTGCTGATGGAATGTTGGGTGGAAGAAAGTTCGGATTAAGCACCGAACCACAGCTTTCACTTGAGCCTTGTGAGCCCCAGTGCGCCAAGGATCGCCAACTGCCCTGATGAAAGGGAGGTCGAACCACCTGTCTTGAAACCGAATGGATTCGCACGGATCCTCTGCTTGTATTCGGTCGTGGCAACGAGAGTCTGGCTGGCGGGAAGTCCCTGCCAGTAGGCCCACGTTGACCCCGAACCGGGTTGAGCAGTTTGGACCGCAGAGTAGTCGATGGACACAAAATCTTTGTATGTTGTGTGCTCCATCGCATACCCATAGTGCATCACTAGCAAGTCGTTAGCAGCCAACTCGTTGGCAGCTATGGAGTCCCCAATCCGGAGATTCCAATCGACGAGCCAGGACCACGGAGACAACTCCCAGAGTGTCTGGGGCGTAAGCTTCACGTTCATGAGCTGGTTCATCCGACTAAAGAAATCAGTCGGATCAAAACCAAGCGGCATGAAATTCGTGAACTCGCCTTCGAACCATCTGGTAGTCCACTGAGATCGGATAAAGTTACCCTTGACGCCAACGGCGCCATGGAAACTTCCCGACGGTGTTGACACTGGTGAGCCGTAAGGCCCAGAAGTGACTCCACCGAGGCCTGCAACGTACATAGCGGACGTGAAGTTCGATGTGTACGATGAGACCTGCTCAGGTGTCCCGAAGCGTCTGTGTACTCGCTGGCCTGTTCCGGCCATGAATACAGTCGCGCTCGCGAGAGCACGCACCATGTTGTGCAGATCGTCGATTAGGGGTTTCCACCCGAACTCGACGTTCAGATAGTCTGATCCCATTTGCTTGAAGTCGCGAAGCCTTGACTTAAGTGCCAAGGTCGCAACAGAAGGGAGTCCCTGACGGAGCTCCCCAAGCGCACGGGCTGCATCAAACATGACAGACGTGGGTGCCGTACGCTGGTAGGCCTGCTGAGCGAAAGCATCAAGACCCGAAGTTCCCAGTTTTGCCGGGAAGATCGGGGCTTGGGAGCCTGTGCTCAGTCCGACTTGGGCCGCTGTTGGAGCAAGAAAGAAGTTTTGCCCAACAATGGTCGTAATCGGCGAGCCGATGCCACTTCTACTCACTTGAGTAGCGGCGGCGATCGGCGTACCTTCCAGAGTATACTTACTCAGCTGAAACGCATGACCCCTATCGGGTCCGCCGTCAGCTGGGAGTCCTCGCTCGGCAAGCCGAGCTTGGTACTTCTCTCGGGACTCACGTTCCAAGAAGTAAGCATAAGGATCGACGCTTTGCTCAAGAAGAATTTCTTCTGCTGAACGCGCATTGCCTTTCGGACGAGTCCGGAAGGTCATGATGCGTGCGTCATCCAGTACCATCGGGAAATTAGTATGTGCTGCGCCATTCCGAGTTGTAACGGAATTGGACGCTTTGTTCACATACGTTTCACGATAGTACGGCATGCCATCCTCCATTCGGTAGGAACAAACTCCTCTGTACACTGTGCAGGTGAGTGACGACGGGCGTCGTCGGGAGGGGATCTTTC